GTAGGATTGGTTGTTTGACTACGATCTAAATTTGTAGTATAGGTAATGGTATATGTACCAGTAGTTGGAAGAGTTATATTTTCGTCAATACGTAGAACAATACTGCCGCCTTCGATTGAAGTATCCGGCCCTTGATTGAGTGAAGATATAACAGAGTTATCACTTTGTCTAACGATCTGTATTGAAATACCTAATGTGGTTTGTCCTGTTTGTGATCCCGATGCAATATCAGTTTTAACTCTCACAACTGTGTTAGGACCAATAGTGGTCAATGTTAATACGTATGTAGCATCGGGCGGAGTAGTACCTTGAAGAGTTGCTGATTGATTTGATATCAACGTCCATGATGCAGGTTTAGTATTGATAGTACCACCAGTTGCGCCAACTGGTCCGGATGTTGTTATTCTATTCCCACCATTTTCTAAACTGAGAAGATTTGCCAATAGAGCTGTTGAGGTACAAACACCACTGGTTCCAAGAAAAGTAGTGGCACCTCCCGGTGTAAATCTAGTTCCTCTATAGGTCACAGCGGTAATGTCAGTTAAACTCCATTCGTTAGGAAATATGCTCATGCCCCAACTGTTGTTTACAATTGTGGGATTCTTTCTACCAATTACAGGATTGACTGCTTTGTTTCTATGAAACGCTCTCACATAGTCAAAGACCAAGCTAAAATTGGGATAGGTATTACCAGTGTCGTAGTACAAACTATAAATTGTAGAGTCACGAGCCCATCCTTGGGTGTTGCCTGCCACGGTGCCTGCCACGTGCATGGCATGCGGGTCAAGCAGGCCTAGCGTGTATGTGCCCGCAGCACCGCCAGTTACTTCTGGATTGTGTTGGAACCAATTGTAGTTTACCGCTCTTGATCCGCCTGTTCCGTCTACATTAACAGCAAACTCAGGATGTGCCTGTATGGGAAGGCCAGAGTCGCAGATCACAACATCAACATTGCGTCCAGTTTGAGCTAATTCAATTGTGCCAGTTTGTGCAGCAGTACCTGAGCCGTTGCCTTGATAGCCAGTTCCGCCCCATCCTGCACGTTGTTGACCTTCGGTGCATCTCAATAAAGCCCAGTTCTTCATTGCAGATGATGTACTAGAAGACTTATCCCAAGCGGAACTAGACTGAGTAGTTGCATTAGTACCTGCTTTAATACCTAGTTCGTCTGGATGTATGGTTACTGATTTGACTCTAGGATCAAATTTTAATTGACCAGCTTCCCAGTCAGTTAATCTATAAACAGTATTTCTGCTCATAGGTCTACGTTCCAGACATTCAACATCACGCAGTATTTCTGTATCGGGCGGAGCTTTGCCTGCTGTTTCTAATTCCTCGTAGACGGCACCGAGATCATCATAGTTGTACACCGTGACAATGTACTTTCTAGTGCTGATGTAGGACAACATTTCTGACATATTATGCCTCTAGTTGTACAGCAGTCAATGTGACAGTGATAGTGGTTGTTCCACCACTCTTGTTGGTCACTGCTAGTTGTATATTCGAGTCTGGCGTTGCTTCGTTGCTGAATCCTAATGCGCCTGGACTGATTAAAATAGTTTGTGCGCCAGTGGTAATTACTTCAGCTACCACACCCGAACCCGGAGTCGGATCAGCACCTTCCAGTCTAGTTGCGTCTGCGGTTCTACTGGTTGTGTCTGTATAAATTCTAACCCATGCCGCAGCTGAAGTTTGAATTTTATAAAGCATATAACCTTTGTATCCAACAATGGTCAAATTGCCTGTGGCTGTATTGGCCAGGCTTGCAGTTGTTGCTGCCACTGCGGCTCTTGCTGCCAGCGTACCGCCACCACCACCTGATATTGTTCCAGGCAACCACTTAGCGCCGGCAGCACTCCAAACCAATGCTTGTCCGTCAGTTGGCACGGCTGTGGTAGTATCCACATCGCTGAGTGCATCAATACTGGTTGCAGAGTAGGCAGCAGGTATGGACGGCAATCCAGTCAACGAACTGTAGGTGCCTGATGTGGCCACAGCGGCCAATGCGGGTCCAGTAATTGTGACTCGGCCTTCGCCGTCTGTGGTTGTAGTAATCCCGCTTGCACCTGCAAAGCGTAGAGTCTCTCCATTGCTAATAACTCGTTGAGTAGAGTCGTCGCCGGCTACGCTGAATTCATAACTGCTGGTGCCACCTCCTCCTACACCACCTGCTGGTACTGGTCCCCACGTGACTTCTTTATTTGATGGATTGTAATATACTACCTGTGGTCCAGTGACTTCTCTAATCGGAGCAACATAGAAGCCAGCGGCAGCACTATCAAGAGTACTACCACTAGCATTTAATATAATACTATTAGCTGTTGTGGTAGTTGCACCGGCTTGATAACCAATAGCTATAGAACTAGCGCCTTGATTGGTTGATCCGGCTAGTGTTCCGATAGCGATAGCACCACCGCCTTGATTAGCTTGGGCAGTCCCGTCACCGATAGCAATAGCTCCTGGACCTTGATTGCTAGTACCCGCAACAAAACCAATAGCTACCGCTCTATAGCCTTGTCCAGTTACTCCACTATCATCACCAATAGAAATAGCACCTTGTCCTTGACTATCCCAGCCGGCCCTATATCCTATTGCTATACCGCTAGAACCTTGGTTGGTCAATCCAGCTTGATATCCCAATCTAAGTTGTGATTCGTCTGTTCTCAAACTTGAAGTTGCAACTGGCCCGACCACTGTACCAGTGGCACCGTTGATAACCATTGTTGATGCATCGGAGAATACAGAACCTTTCAAATAGGTCACATCAAATGTGATACTGTCACTGACTGCATTGGTAGTTAATTGTATACCTTCGCCTGCTACCAACACCAATGTGTCCGTAGAGTTATCAGCCAGTACAGAACTTTGTCCGCCTACTGCAATAGAAGTAAATCCAAATCTTGTGTTTGTAACAACCACAGTCCCAGTACTTTGATTAATTGAAATGCCATCGCCTGCTGAAATCGCTACAACGCCTGTGTTTGATAATGTTATAGATCCTGTGGCCGCACTTGCACTTAGGCCTACACCCGAAACTGCAAAACTGGTCACACCTGAGTTGGTAAATGTCACAGAGTCAGCACCAGCGTTGGTAGTAATGCTAATGCCGGTGCCATTGACCAATGTCAGGGTATCTGTTGGAAGATCGGCTACCACATTGGATTGGCCGCTGACTGCAATAGTCTGGAATATGTTCTGAGGCACACTAGGCGCAGCGTTGGTAATTCGAACAGTTCCGGGTGTGCTGGTGTCAAGGGTAATACCTGATCCTGGATCAGTGATCACACTAACAATACCAGTATTGGCAATGGTCACACTGCCAGTTGCACCACTAACACTTATACCATAGCCGGCAATGGTTGATAACACTCCTGCATTGGTAATGGTAACGTTGCCTGTTGCACCGCTCACCGTAATACCTGTGCCAGCAGCATTGGTTAATACTCCACTATTGGCAATGGTTAATGTGTCTGTTCCGGCTGTAGTGGTCAATGCAATACCACTACTGGCCGCTATGGTCAACGTATCAGTGCCTGTATCTGCCACAATATTGGCCTGTCCGGCCACAGCAATAGTTTTGAAATAGTTTTCGTCTAAGGCCAAGCTGCCAATGGTTGAGCCCGCAGGCAGATTCACTGCGCCCGCAGTTGACGTTATTACCGCTGTACCCAAGTGTATGGAACTGCCACTAAGGTAAATGTCTCTCCACCGTTTGGTTGGTGATCCTAAATCAAAAGTTTCGTTGGTGCTTGGTATTATACTGGTGCTCAGTGCGGTTAAATCAACAGCACCCCCACCACCAACGCTTAGATAAAGTTCAGTGAAGTTGTCATTTATTCGATTAAATGCTTCATCAACAGTGCTCCACAGTATGGGCGCCGAATTTGAATATATTATTTGTCTAGACATTATGTTCTTCCTACGGCAACTTCAACAGTGCCAATATGATCTGAATCGTAATCAACCAGAGATTTTCCTATGATCGTGCCAGCTTTGACATCGCTCGTTGCAGATATTCCCACACCCGGTATATTTGATGTCACTATCAAATCTCCTTTCTTGATCTTGCCAACCACTCTACAAGGCACACGACCTTGCAGTGCTATGAGATTTTTATGTCCAGGGCAAGCACCGTTCATGGTATAGCCAGCTGTGTCGCTGACCACTCCTGCAACTCTATGATCGCCATAGTTCTGAGACACAGTAACTTCTTTGTCTCCACCAAATATCAACACGGTGCCTACTGCATATTCTCGGTCTCCTTCATAGTATTCTGCAAGGTCTGCAGAATAGGTTGACTGCAACTTACTGCCCGCAGTCAAGGTCCAGTTGCCTGTTATGGTTCCTCCAGTGCCTGCTGCTCCTGTGGTAATCACTGGAGTGGTAATTGATCCCACAGTGATAGGCGCATTACTGAGTCCGTTGTAGGTTCTGAACACATGAGAATCATTGTCATAGAATGTGCGTTTGTCTGTGGCCACTGATCCGTCACCGATCAGTATACCAACATTGTTGGAAAAACCATACAGCTGACTATATCCACCAGTGGCAGTGGTAGTGGTATCAAGTATGGTTTTTGTGTCAATGATCAACTTTTCCATGCTGATAAATCTACCAGCAAAGTCTGCATTGACGTCACGCTTGACTAATGTACTGGCAGTGGCAGCTGTGGCTTCATCAACCACGGCATAGTCACCATCGTTGGTAGAGGTAAATCCAATTCTACGTAGATATCCAGTTGATGTGTTGTACTGCGATTTTTTAATTGCGCCACCGTCACTGACCACCGTGCTGAACAGCACCGCTGCCACGTTGGCAGTGGCTAGCAGTGAATTACCTAATACTGTTTTAGTTGCTATCTGTGGAAGATCTGCTAAATTAATACCATTGTCTTTCAGCGTGACCCAACCGTCAGTGACATCAAACTGCGCACTATCGAAACTGGATATACCTTTTTCTGCCTGTGTGATACCTGTGGCATTGACTCTGGTAGTGGCTGATGACAATACCAATTTACTCTGCACTATACCAGCAGCACTATTGATGTCTGCATTCACAATCACATTGGGATTGATCTGTGCATCTACGGTATTGGCCGTAGAGTCTATGTTGAGACTGATGTCTCCTACCATGGTGCTGTTTTGGGCAAAGTCACCGGCGCCAGTAAAGGTCAAAATATCAGCACTCTTGCTGGCGGTCACAGCCACATCATTGAGATTGTTCAGCGTCAACGTTTGAAGGTTTACAGCATCTGTGGGGTTCACAGGATTGGCCAGATTGAAAATCTTAAAAGAGCCTAGATCCATATCGGCTTTCATGGCCAGTTGACCGTCCAATGCCATGAAACCGCCGCTGAATGCCGGAATTACACTGCCACCAACAACTGCCGCACCAGTATGACTTATGCCCAGTCTTCGATCAATATAGCCTCTGGTGGCATTTTCTGTTGGCACAGTATCGGTGGCGTTGTCTGCAAATGCGCTGTCTGTGGAGAATTCACTGACTGGTACTCCTCGTTTAAAACCAAGACCATCTAGGTTGCTCAGTGCAATGGCGGCTGCAAAGGTCACTGTACCTGTACCCTGGTCAACCCGGAAGTAAGGACCCACTGAGAAATTACCAAATTGATCAGTGGTTACATAGAATACACGGCCCACATCACGTTCCTGTGTTTCTGAATCAGGATCTAGGGCATTTACAGGAGGTCCAAAAATTTCATTGGGATAATTGGTATCTGCATAAGATCCAGTACCAATTTCCAATAGATCATGTGAGGTCACGCGAGTCAATGAAATTCTAATGGTCAGTGTGCCAGACTCATCTTTTGGCACAGCGGCCTTGAGTGTTGGCAGATTGCTAAAATAGATCACCGAGTTAACCAATGGAGTGCCTAGTGTTAAGAGCCCGTAATTGTCCCCGGTAATAAGTTCATTTTGATAGGCCTGTACAGTGTACACTACACCCTTGAACACCAGTTTGGTACCAAGCAGTCTTCCTTCATCAGCACTGCTGATCGGAACCACTGCTACAGTGCTGTCACCCACTCTTCCTATGACCTTGCCCACTCTATGAACACCACTCTGCGTACCTGTGGTTTCAAGTGCCACTGATATAGCAGTTGCTACATCTGTTACGGTAAATGTATCTGGAGTTGGAGCAGTCTTAACAAAGTACAGTCTATTAGCCAATATGCCGCCAGGCAATACACCAGTTGTGGTAAATCTAACAACATCATTAGCTACAAATCCGTGACCAACTAATGTGACTACAGCAGGATTGTTAATGGTAATTGTACACACGCTTGGTGAAGTTACAAACGGCTGTTGTGGATACAGTGAAAAGTCTATGTAGTTGTAGTTTTCTCTAAGAGTGGTTTGAGCCAATCCAAACACAATATAGGTGTGTGTGCCGCTTTGGCTGCCTGAAGTATTAATCGCAGTGCCACGTCTGGTTGAAGACAGTCTAAAAGTATTGGCAGTGAATCCATCTGACTGCACAAAATAAGTTTCACCGGCAGCAAGTCCTGTTGGCAGTGCGCCCGTAGTGGCCAACGTGATTTGATAACCAGGTTGGAGACCGTGTGCTGCTCTGGTAATAATAGCAGGTGTGCCTAGACTTACAGTAAACGTTCTTGCCCCCACAAAGTCAGCATAGGCTTCAAATTGCAGTACTCGATAAACTTCGGGCGACTCAGCAAGTACTAGACCAGTACTTGGACGAACAGCAACGTCTACAGCATTTCCAGTTAGAATCACCGTGGAGTTTTGTCTAATGGTTAATGCAGTGCCGTTAGGGATCACTGCTGCAATACCGTCTACGCCTACACCTTCCGAACTACGCAGACTCAGTCTTGCCACTCCCGCTGGCAGACTTGAATCTGTAGAAACGCCCGTGATAGGATATCTGAAGATGTCTCCAAGCCCGTGATCAACTTCCAGTTCACCATTTGGCAATGGAGGATGTGTGTAATTAGTTACAAATAATTGTAGACCGCCTACGGTGTTGGCATATGAGCCCGATGGAAAATAGCATTCTGCCCCCTGTGCTAGGTCATAGTACAGGGTCACTGGTGTAGGTACTTCTAATGGGTCACTGCCTTCCGCCACCAAGGCAAAATTACCATGCGCACTGGAACCTCCAATACTGCGGATCTGTCCGCCACCTAGTGAATAATATGATATGTGGCAGTAGTAGGTAAACATGCTGACACATTCTGCAAGACCGCCGTTGTTAACCACAATGCCATACCCAAGGTCATTGATCTGCGTGAAGTCGTTGCTTAACATACTTCTGTTACCTGGCATCAACACTTCATAGACGTTAGCGTTTTCATTGATAAATGCTATCACTGAATCTTGCACAAGAGTTTTATTTGCCACAATAGTGCTACGTGCAGACACACCCGCTGCCAAATAGGCATAGGCAGTCAAGTCGGGCAGTGTTTCTGCTGCGGCCGATCCCACCCCACCAGTAAGTATGGCACTTATATTGGTAAACAGTGTTTCTATGACTGCTTGAATAGCTGCATCACTGACTGTACCAGACACTCGAGTTGTGGGAGAATAAGATACCGCGGGTGGAAGATCAAGTATAACCTGCTTGGCCAAATATTTGGCATGATCAATACCTGCGGCTGTTGCTGCCTGTATCAGCACAGGTATCTGCAGCGCCACAGCATCACCTACGCCATCCCAATATTTCAAACCTACTTTACGTGTTTCACTGTTCCCACCATAGATGATGTCATAAATCAATGATTCAATGGCATATTCTATGTCTCTTGCAAAGTCATTAAAAGTCAGTGCTGGATATGTTGTGGCAAGATATCCCACTGCTTGATCTACGATGTAGGTGATATTGGCCTGTAACAGTGTTTTGGCATTGGCTCTATTAGCTGCCAATCCAGGAGGAGAGGTAAAACTCAGCGCAGGAGCAAATATAGCACCCTCTCTCACTATGTTGGCAATGATTGTTTTACTGCTGGCCACCACTGCCTGTGCTGTGGGATAAAGTTCAAGATAGGTGTTGGCATCATCGTGAGCCTGTTCAATGGCTCTTACCGTGAGATCCAATTGATCATTGATTACTACAGCAGCACTGGCCAGTCTGTAGGTTAGTCCAGAACGTCTGGCATGATAGTTGGTACTGAATACTATGTCATAGCCAACTCCATCAAGAATCAATCCCACATCTCTTCGACATATGGCTTCATTGTAACTGAATAGTGCAAACGGCCACGGTGTGGTTTCATCCATGACAAATGACGCAGTTGATCCTGCCACATTAAATGTGTAGTCTCTAACATAGTTGATTCTGTAAATTGTGTCGTCAACGATGAATGATCCAGGCAGTTGAGGTAATCGTTTGAGTTCTCCGACACGTAGAAATGTGTCCGAGTCTTTGCTGAGAAGTTTGAATTTCAAGTTGCCAGTGAAGCCGTCAATGTATTGGCCTCCGGCAAACGTTTGTCTACCTGTGCTGCGTGAGAATGATGCACATTCCTGCGCATATGGAGATTTAGCAAGAATTTGTCCTTCTGGATCAAGAACCATGGCAAATCCACCATGCCCTTGGAACGTTATGGCCTGTGTTCTAGTTGCGTCATTGCACAACAATACATCCATTTCGTTGTTATTTTTAGGCAGATTTAGATTGCTGCTGCCAGCTCCATCGAGGATATCTAGCACAGTGTCAAACAAGGCACCTAGTACACCCCCTATACTAACAGCATTGCCACCTGAAGTATAGGTGCCAAAGGCAGCACCATTGACAGGAATGGTTAGTAGAGCGTCGCTGTAGATGTAAAAACTTGTGGGGTCAATAACATCTACGTAATAGTCATTGCCGTTTATTTCTGTAGTTCCTCCAACAGTGCTGATCAGTATTTGATCGCCGTCAACTAATCCATGAGCAGTGCCAGTGGTAATGGCTATGGGATTGGCATTGGTAATACCTGTAATATTGAATGAAGTCCCAGTGGTTCCTGTTTCAGCCACGTAGGCACCGTCTACTATTTGTGGGTACGAGTCTTGGAAAAGTTCTTGTATTGGTACATTTCTAACTACCAGTTGGGCCAATGTTCCTACTCTGCCTATGGCTGCGAG